AACAACCCAGGTGGATTCATGGGCAATAGATATACTTGCTTCTCTAGATCTGGATCTGGTTATACCTCAGAATATGTGAGAAACTTTACTACTTTGCCTGGCGATAATAGTGGTGGCACTGGTCCTAATGTATTGAATGGTGATTCATTCTTTACTGTTGATCTTGGACAAAACTATAGTAATGGTATGCACATCGTTATTCACTCTGACCAGGATACTTCAAACGAAGATACCTACATCAAGCGTGGTGTGGTGCTAGTTCGTCCTGCATAAATAAACAAAGGGTAACCTATCGGAATCATAAATGTCACAGTTAAATGTAGATAAAATTGTATCTCTAGCAGGTGGAGCGGGGACCGCTGAGTTTCAACTTGAAGCAAGTGGTAACTTTAACTTCGATAGTGGCACATTATATGTTGATTCTGCTAATAATAGAATCGGCATTAACGATGCTACTCCATCTTTTGGACTTGACATCAATGCAACCGATGGTGTTAAGTTACCTGTAGGTACAACAGCAGAAAGACCCGCATCACCTGTAGAGGGTCTTTTCAGATATAACAGCACTGACCGCACATTTGAAGGATATTCACTCAACGCAACTACAAATACTGTAGAGTGGGGTCCTATTGCAGGCGCAGGTGGTGGTACACCTGATCAATCGACAGATCGTTACAGTGATGATTATTCTGTTGGAGCAATTTTGCGCTCTAATGGTACAGATGCTTACTGGTCATTCGATGGAGAGAATGATACTGGATGGGCAACTGCTAGAATCTGGACTCATGGATATGTTGGTGGTGGATATAGAGGTGGATCTCCCTGGAGAAATGTTAATCGCACTGTCCATGCTACTGATACATCTACTGATCTTGGTGACCAGTTGGATAGATCTGGTGCATATATGTCTGGATCCTGGAGTGACATTAAGCACTGGTTCCACTCGATGGAGAATACTTACAGAGGTAGTTCTAACTACACCTCTGGTTTCAACATGGCGACAGAAAGTGGTATCGCTCACCTGTCACAATGGGATATGACTGTCAACCGTGCATCGATGGGATCGCACCAAGATCACATTTTTGGCGGTGGTAATTCTTTCCTTATTGGTGGTGGTAACTCTCGCACAGATGTATTCAATTTGAATACAGAAAGCATGAGAACATCTGGTTTCCCACCCGACTTTGCGGATGGTGGTGATGACCCCACATGGGGTGGTCATGGTAGACTAAAAGGATGGATGAAACGTAGCGGCACCAGAAGAGGATTTGAGTGGAAGAATGAAAGTTATATTACATGGGAGCATGGTCCTGGTGGTGATGGTTGGAAGAAATGTCTACCATCTATGCTAGGTCACCTATATTGTGGCACTGGTAATAACGCTCAGAATGGTAATGCTAGAATTGATGACATCACTGGTATCAATACCAGAAACATCAACTTTGGTAATATGGGTGAAGAAAACTTTGAAATGGGTATGAGAAAAGGTTATTGCCTTGGTAACTACAATGGTAACCAGAATAATCAAACATTCAAGGTTGATTACTCCACTGATGGTGCTACATATCTAGGAGGGACAGCAGAACCTAAGGGTCACTCTGGTATGTCTTCTGCTCACTGTGCTTCTGCTTCTTCGGCAACATCCGCAGCAGCATCTTACGACTACGGTACAAACATTCCTAACTTCTGATGGCAAATACTAACGACGTTATTGTTTTAGATCTAGAGCGTTTCCCTAAAGTGGGGGAATGGGGTAACTATGTTGGTAGTGCATTAGGTCTGCAATTCTATTCTCTCGATGAAACATACTGGGCATATATTCCCAAGGAAGTCCATTATGTAAGATTGAGTCCTAAGGATGCCGACTTCGGATCACGTTACTGGGGTGAAATCCGTGGTGAAAGATCTGCATACGGTGAGAATGAAGAGGGCACAACCAACAAAGGTAGAGAGACGATTGATGATACTAAGTTTGATATTTCATTGAGAGTTATGAAGCAAGTAACTACACTTGCAATTCAAGAAATTTTTGAGAAAAGAGAGACTCTTTTACGCACTAAATACTCTCACCTTGAGATGGCAACTTGGGAGACACAGTTGAAAGAAGCGAGAGCATATCTTGCTGATGATACAACTGAAGTCGTCTTGATTAACCGTCTTGCTGAGGTTAGGGGATTGACAACTGATGTCTTCGCTGCTAAGATTGTATCTAAATCGGATGCTTTCAATGTTGAATTGAATGATCTTGCTGTGAAAGAGCAGGAGTTAATCGCTAAGGTTAATGCTTGCGCTAATAACCGTGATGCCAATGTATTCTTGGAAGATTACTTTGGTATTGAAATGCCCAATTATCAATGTCTAGAGTATAACCGTTGCTATGAAGAAGAAGGAACAGGACTCATCGTTAGAAAAGAACCAGTCGTCACAGGAATCAAATTCTGATACTTATGATGTCAATAATCTTCTAGCAGATCTAGAGGATATTGATGCTTGGGATACTGATGACTTTACTGCAAAGATGATGCAGTGGTCTGATAAACAGTATTTCCAACAATCTCAATTCCAAAACAAATACTATGTCGTTGGATCTCATGTAACTCCATATAGACAACTGCAACAGGCAGTGATGGAGATTCAGGCAAGATACAATGCGATGCAAAAGATCACCATTCAGTACAAACGCTGTCTCAATGACATCGATCGTGTGAAATGGGAGATGGAAGAAGAGGAGAATGAATTCTACAAGAAAGATAAGCAATACGAGTTGGAATTGCTGCTTGTAGATAAACAACTGTGGATCAATAAACTAAACCAATCTAAAGATGAAATCACTGGTTTCATGAATATCATCAAGGAAAGGACTGGTGATGATCCTACTGCGTGCATGAATATTCTTGAGGATAAGCAACTCAAAGAAGAGGAAGAGCATAAGTATTGGATTGCTCGCATGGCAAAACAAGCATCAGTAGATCTCCTAACTACTGGTAGAATCCAAGCAGGTAACTTAGATTCAATGCTGCAAATGTCCCCCGAGGATCAAGCAGCAGTCACAGATCTTGCATTGACATACTCTACTGCTGTCAATCGTAGCGTTGGTGCTATCAAGGAAGCAGCAGAAGATAGAGTAGATAAGATGATGGAAGGTAAACCAATTCAAATGTTTGACACTTCAGGAGTGCTCTCAGATTATGCTAGCAACAACATCACAGACCGCTTGCTTCAGTCTACCAATAAACCCGAAACTGACTCCTGAGTTTATTGATGATCATTTCATTCCGTTTCTGAATAGAAACAAAGATCTGATCGTTGATCTATACTTTACTTCAAGGATGCCCCCATTCACACAAGACGCAATGGGGGATGTTTTTCGCAGTGAAAAGAATGCAAAGGGTGCAATCTCTAATGCATTGTACATCTCAGAGCAGACAGGTATTCCACTATCTGCCACATTCAATAATATGTGGGTGAGACCAGATCAAAAGAATCTGGATATGTGGATCAATAACTTCAAGTATCTGTGGGATGTTGGCATCAAGATTGTTACTCTGCCACACACATCATGGGTATCAACAGGACAGATTCAACGTCACTTTCCTGGCATTTATATCAAGAATACAATCCTTCGTGAGGTAGTCAAACCTAATGAGATTGTGTCTCTTGCTAGTGCAGGATTCAACTATATCAATCTCGATCGTGACATCATGCGCGATCAAGATGCACTGCCAATGATTAAGAAGGCAAAGGAATACTGTGCTGAGAAAGGTAATCCCATCAAACTATCATTGCTTGCTAATGAGCATTGTTGGGGTGGTTGTCCTATCATGCCTGAGCACTATCAATACAATTGTACAAGACAGGGCACAGAACCAGAGTATTTCAATACAGAAACCAGTCGTGTCTCATGCTCACGATGGGATCAATATGATGCAGCAAGTGAATTGAAGCAGGCGAATCTTCCTCCCTGGAGAGAAGACTGGGAAGAATTGTTGGATGTCATTGATGTATTCAAGATGCATGGTAGAGAGTCTGCTGTGCGTCTGAAAGAGTCGATGGATATCATTCAGCGATGGAATGATGGTGAGGAGTTGTTACATCCTGACTTTGATAAGTATACTGAAGATATAAACATCAAGGATGCTCCAATCAATATCTGGCGTGACAAGATTAAGACTTGTAAGTTTAACTGCTGGGACTGTAATTACTGTGAGAGTGTCATCGACGCACATTTAAAGAAACAACAACGTGAAATGAATCCACTGATTGATCGTGTCATTCGTGCCATTGATGGTGCTGTAGATAATAACTCCAACTTCAATCCTGAGGGATATGATGTAGTTGGACT